CGCTACGGCAGCTACGTTTACTCCGAGCTTACCCTGTGGCATGAAGTTAACCATAAACTTCACGCTGTCTTCGCCCTCGGTGTTGTCCATAAATGCATCTGCAATGAACTTGAAAGCGTTAACCTTTTGGGTAGCAGCAAGTGCGGTGCTGGTAGGAACGTTGATACGAGTTACCAAGAATCCAACTGGACGGCTTCCGTCAGTTGCTGCCTTGAATGTCTCATAAGCATTGTAGTAAGCTCCGCTGCTCTCCGAGGTAATGCCACGGAAGAACATTAGAGAACCACTGAACTGCGCAAATCCACGAGACTGAACCTGTCCGGTGTCAACAATGCCACGGTCGTCGATCTTGTTTGAGTCGTTTGCACCCAGGTCATAGCTGTCCCAAGCGATAGCCTCGGTTAGGTCAACTCCGCCTGCGGCGATGTCGGATACATCTGGAGCAGCAACGAAGTCATCTTCAGTTCCGGAGATTGCGGATACTGGAACCCAGTAAACCTTAATCTTTCCGTTTGAAGTTGACTTGGTTCCAACAGTTGCACGAAGCTCTGGGCCAGAACCTGCGGTTCCAGCGCCAACTGCTACGTTGACAGCAACTTCACCAGTGGTTAGGAAGCGAGCGCCAAGGCGAATCATTTCGCTGTCGCCAACAATGTCAACTGGGAAGTCGGTCTTTACGCCGTAGACGCTAATCTCGTCGCCAGCTGCGAAGGCTGCGTCGTGCGCCTTACCAATTCTCTTGACTAGGTAGTACTTAACATCTGGAGTGGAGAACAGGTCGCGGAACTTGTTGTAAACAGAAGTCGCGCTTAGGCTCTCGTCACGGAAGCCGTCTAGAGAGGCTTCGTAGTTGTGGTAGGTTGGGGTCTGAACGTCTGCGTTGTCGACAATCGCTAGTGAGCTGTCGCTCTCGGAGTCGGTCATGTTCAGGGTGTAGTCGTCAGTAACGGCTGGAGAAATGTTGAAGACCTTTGTGTCGTCCGTAATCTCGGTCAGCGTAGGAGCTGCGAAATTTGCAAACGCATTTGAGGCTGCAACATAAATACCAACGTTTGGACGTAGCATTTTTGTAGGCATAGTTTTATTCCTCTGTAGTTTCTGGAGCTGGCTGCTCCTTTAGTTCCGTGCGAGCCGAGTCTTCCCACTTTGAGAAAAATTCAGCTTGCTTCTTTTTGTTTTTTGGTGCAGCCGGAGCCTCGTCAGTTTCTAAAACGAGGTCTTTGCCCAAAACCGGATGTCCGATATAGTGATCGGGTACAATTGACACCTTACCTGTGCGAACATTCTTGGCAGCAACAGCCATAAAAGTCCTTCCTAATCTTTATTATGATACCACATTTGTGTTTACCGAATACCTAAAAGTAACTTCAGCAACATACTTTGCGGGTCTTGAAGTGAAGTCTGGCAACACAATTCTGCTGTTTGTTATTGGCCTTAGCTCCCCAGCATCAGTTGGCTTAAATCCAGTTAACTTGTCTCTAACCGCATCGGCTACCTGCCTCGATGATCGCTCAGTTGGGCCAACGCATTGAACAATACAATAGCTTTCTCCAAGATCCATTCTTGAAGATACTATTCCCCTGCCATCGCTTGATCTCGCAAATCCACCAAAGAAGGGCACAATAAACGGAAGCATAATGCCGTTTTGGTATTCTAGCTGCGCATCATCTGGAACGCCATTTTCATAAACCGACTGAGGCAGCTCTTGTAGTTTAGTTACGATTTGATCTTGTACTGGCAATAACGAAAGGCTCATTATTTATAACCCTTTCTTTTCATCTCATTTTCAAAAGTGGAAATAAATGCTCTTTGACCCTCTTCTTGTGCGAACATACCCGGATAAGATACGTCAAATAACTCATCTCCATATTCCTGCATTACAAAGTAATTTGGGTCTTGTCGCCATCTTGGGTTTTCGCTTGGGCCGCTAGTTGGGGTTGCGGGAGCATCTGCTATGTTACCATTTTCATCAGCTGGAAAACCAAAACTAAACTTTGCCGGCCTGCGCCGCCTTCTGTCCCGCACTTTTTCTGCGCGAACTTGGCTTCTTCCAATGCTGTCATACATAGTCCAGGTATCCACGCGGCGACCATCGTCTACGCGAGAACCAGTTGGCGGGCTATTAAGAATTCGATCCTTCATTGCCTCTTCGCCAGCCTGTAGTCCAATGCCCAAAGATGAACGAAGGTCTTGTTCTATTTTTTCTAAATGCGGAAATCTTTTCTTCTGTCCTGGCGCAGGAAAATTCAAGCCCTTTAGGCTGATATTGTATGTAAGTTTAGCCATTGTTATTCGGATTCAATTCTTGATTTACTTCACATAGCAGTAGTCTGTGCCAGGGGTTAGAGCTGTTTAGTACCGAACGCACAACAAACTCAAAGTTTAAAAGAGCAGGGTCAATAGGGGAGGCCGTAATGAGCATTCTGTGGCCCGGGCGCAAATCTGGCATATCGCCATTAGACCCCGCTAGTTGATTTTCCTTTAGCCCAATATGAACTTCCATTATTTGGCTGGCACCGGGGTCGATCGCTGTATATACATTCCCCGTTGTGCCCAGTCGCACGGTCGAGGAACGAGGTTGAATTCTTGCCTTGCCCTGCCAAAGAATTACAGAGTTATCGCTCCAGGTATTTGTCGCAGCATCGTAAGTACTGCTAGCACTTGCGGGGTTATATATTTCTACGCTACAAAGCTCTAGGGATTGCTCAATCGACCGATTATGGGTATACCATCTCGGATCAATGGCAGATCGAGAGTTTAAAGCCAAGTATTGGTCCACTTCGTGGTAGGTGCAGTTACTATGAAGGTGTCGCTTGATTCATCAAGTTCATCACGATCGGCTTCCGCCTGAAGTGCCTGCGCCTGGGCACGAAGTTCAGCGCCAAGTTTAGCGCCATCTGTTTGAAAGTCATAGGTCCTGATTACTTTGTTAATCAGTGCTTCGCTTGTAGCAAGAACAAGCTTTGCTTGAGCGGCAGCCCTCTTAATGCTGTTGCTATACATCGCAAGAAGGGCAGATATCTGTGGATCGCTAAAGATATAGGTTGGAGTATCTCCAAGTTGCTCTGTATCTGGGATCAATAATCGAACTTGCCCAACAGCTGTCGAGTAGTCTGGGGGCGTTACGTCTGGAGTGACTGGCATGAGTCTATTCTACCTTATTAGCTAACCGTGACCCCGCCTGAGGAGCCGGCCGTTACTCCGTAAAGAGTAATTGATGAGTACTGAGATAGATTGCTAGAAGCCCAGTTGTAAATTGTAATTGATGTTATTGGGGAAGACGTAGAGTACATTATTCCTCCAGCTTGTGTAAAACAGGTTGTATTTGCAGTTGCGCCAAATAGTTCATAAGAAACTACCTTATTTCCAGAACCAGCATAATTTGGTATGCGAGCAGTTAATGTTCCAAAAGCATTTGGGGTTGCATTAGCATGCATAATTGAGCCGATGTAATCATCGGTGCGGGTAAATCCGCCAAGACCGCCACCACCATCATCTCCGGCTATTGCTAAAAATGTTATTCCAGAAGAAATTCCATTTAATCTAAATCCAATAAAAGGATTTTCGGTCGGAAGTCTTAAAGATGCAACTATCATTAAATCTGTATAAGTTCCTGGAATTGAATTTAATTGAATTTGAGAAGCTGAAGCAAGTTCGGTGTGACTAATAACAGTTAAGGCGCTCATAGTTAACTCGCTATCCCATAGAGGGTAAAAGTACTGCCAACCGCAAATTGGTCTGAGCCATTATCTGGTCCATAAAAAGTTATGGAAGTTACGGCATTTGTTGAAGCATACCTACTTCCAATAAACCAAGAAGAAACCGCCGGAGAACTTGCTCTTGTTAGAACGGTCTTATGCTTATCGGTTGCAGAATAATCCATTATGTTTACAATAAAAACACCGTGACCATTTGCAAATGGAACAATCCCGTCCGAACCATCTGTTCCGCTATTACTGTTCCCACCGCTAGAAGACACATACACAGTCGATAATGCACTACCATTTAGAAGCATGTACCCCCCTCTGGCAGTGGGAGAGCCAGTAAGTCCTCGAATATTAATTACTGCCACTAAGTCTCTATAGGTATTTGGAATAGAGCCAAAAGTCACCGTAGAGGCCGTCGAACTAAGCGTATGGCTAGCTAATGCGGTGTATGTTGCACTAGGCATTTACACCCCTCAGTCCGTAAAGTGAGAATCTAGAGCCATTAGCAAAATTAGTTCCACTAAATGTAGACAATTGTATTGTGTTTACGGCCGAGGTGGTGGACCAGAAAGCGGTATCCATGCTGACTGCCTCAGTTGGTGCGCTAGAAAAGCTGCGAATTGTTTTAAATTTTGTAGTTTCAAATGGATCTACGATTTCAATAATTCCAGCACCGAATGCTTGGCTTGGTAAATTTGCACCGGCAATAGCAAAAAGAATTGCATAACTAGCTCCACCATTACCATCATTTGCATTTGAACCATCGCCATACATATGAACGCTTTTGGTTTGGGTCGTTCCATTTAGTTGAATAATCATTGGGTCGGCGCTTGCCCTAGAACTTCTAGCAGTGTACCTAATTTGTAGGTGTTGATAGGTTGTGCCGTAGGTGGAATTGATATTAGAAAAAGTAAGTGAAGATTGGCTTCCGCCCATAGTCTGGGTTTCTATAAGCTCAAAGTTGCCGGGTACAACAGATGTATACCACTGCTTCCAAGCGCCACCGACTCTAGTAAAGCCAGCGCTTACTGACTTCCAGCTACCACCAACTCTAACGCTTGGAGAACCTACGGTCTTCCAAGCACCGCCTATTCTAACGTGCCCAGGCATTTATTCTCCTAACTAGGCGGTGTACTTAAGCCAAACGTCGCCGTCTGCTCCGCCAGTTGGGTCGCCGGTTGAGAGTGTTATGTTTCGCACAACGGTTGCGCTTGTGGATGCTGTGGTCACAGCGCCGTTGACTTCATCGACCTTGCCGTCAAGCGAAGTCTGCAAGCTAGTAACATCTCCGATAATGTGAGTGTGGCTAGTTGCAGCTTTGCCGTTGAGCTGGGTCTGGATTGCAGAAGTCACACCATCGGTGTAATTGATTTCCGTAGCCGTGGCTGTCAAGTCCGTGATATCGGCAACGACGATATCGGTTCCGACGTTGATCCACGTAGAACCATCCCACTCCCAAGTACGACCAGCTGCTGTAAACTGCTGGTTGAGCGTGGGTGAATCTGGGAAATTAATTGCCATTATTGACTCCTGTCAAAAACTAGAGAACTAGAACGTCTCCTTCTTCGGCGGTGAGTGCCCCGCCGGCAATAATCGTGAACAGCAGA